ACGGTCTATACTGTAAAGGTAAATGGACAGGATGTGGAAGTCTCCGAAGACGAACTCATAAAAGGCTATTCTCGCCAACAGGATTATACTCAAAAAACACAGCAACTAGCTGAATACAAGAGACAGATGGATGCTGCTGCCCAAGGGATGCAGCAAGAAGTCGCTCAGACTCAGCAGATGCGTGCCCAATACGTTGACGCTCTATCCACAGCGATAGACACAAACTATGCCCATCTCCAGCAATACGCTAATGTTGACTGGGAAACTCTAAAGAGTCAGGACAAAGAAGAATACTTAACCAAGCGTGACGAATATCGTCAGGCTCAGGAGAGTATTCAACAGTTGCAGTTCAAGGCTCAAGAGGCTCAGCAACAACAGCAGCAGGAGATGCAGGTGCAACACCAGCAGGTGTTACAGGAAGAACATGCCAAGATGGTAAGTATATTACCAGAATGGAATGATCCTGATACACAAAGAGCGATAGCAAAATCTTTGTCAGAGTTTGCCTTATCCAAAGGTTATACTCAGGAAGAGTTGTCGCAGTTGGTAGATCACCGCTCGATACTTGTACTTATGCAAGCTAAGGCTTACGAAGACATGACCCGAAAACAGCATGAGGTTCGTGCTAAGAAGGTCAAGAATAAGCCAAAGGTTGTGAAGACAAAAGCAAAGCGAGGCAAGGCAGACGCGAGTGTAAGCAAACGTAAAGAGGGAATGAAACGTCTTCGGTCTACAGGCCACGTTGATGACGCAGCCTCGTTACTGGAGGATTTACTTAAACCTCAATAGAGGAGAAACATTATGGCTATTGCCTCAAACACATCACTGACTTATTCGTCAGTGGCGATTCGTGAGCAGCTAGCCGATGTCATCTACAATATTGCTCCTATGGATACCCCATTTTTCAGTGGGTGTAGCCGTGAGAAAGCCGAAAATACTTACTTTGAATGGCAAACAGACACCATCGTTGCTGGTGCTGCTAACCGTCAGATAGAAGGTGACGACTCTCCCGCTGCTACAGCAAGGGCATTGCCTACTCGTTTGGGTAACTACTGCCAGATTTCTCGGTATGTGGTACAAACATCAGGCACCGATGACTCGGTAAACTACGCTGGTCACGGCAAACATCAGGCTTATCAGCTGGCAAAACGTGGTAAGCAGATGAAGAGAGACTGGGAAGATATGTTGTCAGCAAACGTCGCGCAAAACGCGGGTAACGCTACGACAGCTAGAATCTCTGCTGGACTACCATCCTGGATTGCTACCAACTACGTGTCAATGAACCCGACGTCCGGTTCACCTGCTGCGTCTGCTGGTACTGGCACTAACACTATGACAGAAGCGACTGCTACTGCCTCCATCACGGAAGCTGGCATCAAGAACGTCATTTTGGATGCCTTTGATGCAGGTGGTAACCCAGATATGATCCTGTGTCCGGGAACCATCAAGCAGGCGATCTCAGGCTTGAGTTCAAATGCTGGTCCTGGCTACGCTATCCGTAACAATGTCAAGAGTGCTGGACCCGCCACGGCAGTAAATGCTGTGGATGTCTACGTTTCTGACTTTGGTACGTTCAAGATAGTTGCAGATCGTAACCTGGATAGTACCGAACATGTCTTTTTCCTAGACATGGATTTCTGGGGGCTGTCGGTCCTCAGAGACTGGTCTGTTGTTGATCTCGCCAAAACTGGTGACTCAACCAAACAGATGCTTCTGTACGAAGCTGGTCTCGTTTCCAAAAACGAGAAGTCCAGCGGTATCCTCGCTGACTGTAAAGCGTAAGGTAAATGAGGGGGGTGGGGAAACCCACCCTCCGACTTTATGAAAATACTTGAAACGAACTGTCCTAATATTCAGGACGAATATGGCGGAAAAGTAGTCTTTCCATTTGGGCCGTCTATATACCAAAACTTTATATCTGACGAACTGAGGGATTCCCTCTTATCAGAAGGACAGAAGATAAGAGATGAGGATCACGACTACAGAGAAAAACTTGCTGGTAATATGTACAATGGTGGGTCGTACGAGTACGATGATTCGTACACAGAGGAAGTATACCCTCAACTATTGAAGTATTTGTTTCAATGGTTTGACTTTATGGTACATCATTATGGGGAAAAGCGTATCAACTTTGCCCCCGGTGGTGGCGATATAGACATAGGTATAAGCAGTTTATGGATAAACTTCCAGAGAATGTTTGACCACAATCCACCACATCAGCACAGCGGTATAGTTTCGTTTGTTATATATTTAGATGTACCACCAGAGATATTTACCGTACAGGCTAAGTCTAATGTACAGGATGCAGGGCATATAGTATTCAAATATGGTGAATCTATCAGTCCTTTGAGTGTCAGTATGTGGAATGTAGTACCTGAAAATAATCTTATACTGTTGTTTCCTGCTACTTTAGATCACATGGTACATCCATTCTGGGTAGACAAGGAACGTATAAGTGTATCTGGTAACTTCAACTTGGTAAATAAGATAGCAGTAAGTCTTAATGGAGCATGAATGAAAGATAAAGAACTGGAAAAGGCAGCTAAGAAGATGATAAAAGGTAAACTTCCTAAAGCTAGTCCTAAACCTAAAGAACCTACAGATGCTATGGGTTGGCTAAAGAAGGCGTATATAGATCACGATCCTTTAGATGGCGCACCCAAAGTAGGGGGTATTGGCTATGTCAAGTAAACATCTTTTAGAAACAAATCATGGTCGTCAGACCGATATGCACTTTGATGATATAGAAGGTACTTTCATATTCAATACCAGGGAAGACGCCACACCTTTATTGGATCAGAACAAACGAAAGTTTAATGATTATGGGGATAAACTCTCCAAGGGAAAGCATGGCGAGTGGCACCATGCAGCTTCAATCCCCACAACAATCTGGGAAAAGTGGATAAAAGAGACTAATGGCGAGATTCAAAAAGACCCGAAGCTGTTAGCTGCTTATCTTAATAACCCGGATTTTAAATATTTTAAGACAGCACCCACCAACATATAGGTGAATGATATGATTGATATTAGTAATGTTTGGCATCCGCTAACTACGCATACGCTATCTGCGACTACCTCTAGTGGCTCGACTTTGACATCTGCATTTAAGACGCAGATACAGTCTGTTATGGTAACCGCTACTGCTGCATGTTTTGTTCAGTTTGATACTGCACCTACAGCAGCTGTGGCAACTTCTGTATATATTGCAGCTGGTACTCCCTATTTCTTTAGGGTAAGCGAACTAGATAAGTGTGCAGCGATTACTGGAACAGGCACAGCATCGGTTTATATTACTGAACTGAGCAGATAATGGCTATAAACACTTACAGCACTTTACAGACTGCTGTAGCTAACTGGTTAGACAGGGATGACCTGACTGATCGGATACCGGAGTTTGTGTCCTTAGCAGAGGCAACATTCAACAGGACGTTGCGTCTTCGTGCTATGGAGACTACTGTGTCCGATACGACACCAAGCGGATCGAAAGAGGATGCGCTCCCTACTGGATATCTCCAGATGCGGGAGATACATCTAACGACTAGCCCCGTAGTATCCTTAGCGTACATTACTCCAGAGATAATGTACAGGATAAGGGCTGGAAGTAATAATGGTAAGCCCAATGCGTATACTATAGTGGGTGATAATATACTGTTTGGTCCTACACCAGATGATGGTTATGGTTATAGTATGACTTATTACAAATCATTTGATGCGCTTGCTGATAATACACCAACAAACTGGCTAATACTGAATGCGCCTGACCTCTATCTTTACGGTACGCTACTTCAAGCAGAACCATTCTTAATGAATGACGAGCGAGTACCGCTATGGGAGAGAGGTGTACGTCAAGTTATAAATGACTTACAGCAACAGGACGATAGAGACAGGCATTCAGGCTCTGAAATGAGAGTAATGAATACATCAGGATACTTTTGAGGAATAAGGCATGGCACTAGAAACAGGTAACTATATAAGCAGCCTTGTAAAAACTAACCCGGTATCTTCTGATAACGTATCGGAAGGTGACGATCATCTGCAACTTATCAAGAAAATTCTCAAACAGAATTTCCCGGTAGGTACGGATAGTGTCGGGCCGGATCAGGCAGTACAGGTTCTTATAGCTAAATCATCTGCACCTACCGTAGATACGAGCGCATCTGGTCATGCTGCCAGAGCAATGGGCCTTATATGGCTGGATACGTCTAACAACCTACTCAAGATAAGGAACCAAGCTAACGATGCGTGGATTACATTGGCTATCAATCCAGAGACATCCAACTCAGTAGACATAAATGCAGGTACTATAGATGGCACCACGATTGGTGCTTCAACTGCGTCTACGGGTGTGTTCAGCAGCGTAAATATAGCAGCGGATGGTGCGACAGTTACAGGTATTAAAGATGAAGATGACATGTCCTCTGACTCTGCTGTCAAGCTGGCGACTCAACAGTCTATTAAAGCGTATGTAGATACACAGCTTACTGCTGAAGACCTGGATATAACTACTGACAGTGGTTCTATTGACATTGACCTTGACTCAGATACTCTTACGATTGCTGGTGGCGAAGGTATTGACACTTCAGCGTCTAGTACGACAGTCACGATTGCTGCCGAAGATGCGTCTACATCAAACAAAGGTGTAGCGTCTTTCTCTAGTGATAACTTCTCTGTATCATCTGGTGCAGTAACGATAAAAGATGCTGGTGTAGTTAATGCTGAGTTAGCTAACATGGCTGCTAACACTATTAAGGTACGCGATGCCAGTTCGTCCGGTGTTCCGTCAGATAAAGCGGTAGCTGACGGTCAGATACTGATTGGCGATGGTACAGGCTTTACCGCTGCTGCACCATCCAGTGATATCTCAATGACGAATGCTGGTGTTGTGACAGTAACGAAGATACAAGGACAGGCTGTAACATCTACTGATCCCACAAATGACCAGTACATGAAATACTCTACTGCCTCTAACGAATGGCAGATGGTGTCTGTGGTTGGTGACGATAAACTTACAACGAAGGGTGACCTTCTTGTCTATAACACGGTAGACTCTGAGACTAGGTTACCTGTTGGCACTAACGATTATGTCCTAACCGCGAATAGCAGCGCAACAAATGGTGTTGACTGGCAAGCTGTAACTGTGGCTGACGCTGCGATAACCAATGCTAAGCTGGCTAACATGGCAGCGAATACTGTAAAGGTGAGGAATGCCAACTCCTCTGGCGTACCTTCTGATCTTGCTCTAGCTACTACCCAGATTATGATAGGTGATGGTACTGGATTCACCGCTGCTGCTCTTAGTGGCGATGTTACAATGGCTAATACAGGTGCAGTAACCATAGCTAACGATGCGGTAGAACAGGCTATGATAGGTGATGATGCTGTCGGTGCTGACCAACTGGCATCTAGTGCGGTTGTGACCGCTTCTATAGTAGACGATGCTGTAACTACAGCTAAGATAGCAGATGATGCTATAACTACAGCCTTGATAGCAGACGATGCTGTTGCTGCTGCTCAGTTAGCATCTGATGCTGTTGTTAATGCTAGTGTAGCTTCTGGTGCAGCGATAGCTGCATCCAAATTAGATTCAAATCTAGCTGACAGAACCGCTGATGCTGCGTGGACAGGTTCACAGAGAGCCACAGCAGTAACAGACAATGACATGTCTTATGATATGAATGGTGGACAGAACTTTATTAGCACGCCTTCTGGCAACGCTACGCTTACATTTACTAACATTGCTAACGGACAGTCTGGATTCCTTAAACTCATTAACTCAGGTGGGCATACTATCTCATTGCACTCTAACTCCAAAGGCGATGCAAATATAGCATCCACAGTCTCCACAGCAGGAACCTACTTGCTGAGTTATTTCAGCGATGGTACTGATGTGTGGCTGACTAACTCTGCGATATATGCCTAATGGCGATTTTCCCCGGTTCAGCTATTCCGAGTGCAGCGGAAGACTATACGATTGATAACTCGTTGCGGATTGATGATGGTGATTCTGCTTATCTAAGCAGGACAGCAGGAACAGCTACCTCTAACGATATTGGTACATTTTCCTTCTGGGCGAAGGGAGATGGTGGGGATGGTGCTATTTTTAGTAACTACTCTGATGCAAATAATAGAGCCTATTTTAAGTTTGATGGATCAATGTTTCAGATGTTTGGAAAAATATCTGGCTCAACAAATGTTGAGTTGGAGACTACGCAGGTATTCCGTGATCCTGCTGCTTGGTATCATTTTGTTGTTGCTGTAGATGTTACTCAAGTAACCGCAGCGGATAGAGTAAAAATCTATGTTAATGGTAGCCAGATAACAGCTTTTGACACTTCAACTTATCCTGCACAAGACACAGATTTTCCATTACTCTCTAAGACTAATATGACTGTTGGCGCTAGGTACGCAACATCGTTGGGTGATTACTATGATGGTTATCTTGCAGAATATCACTTCATAGATGGTCAAGCCCTAACTCCATCATCCTTCGGCGAAACAGACTCCGACACCAACCAATGGAAGCCTATCAAGTACAGCGGAACTTACGGAACCAACGGCTTCTACCAGAAGTACGGACCAGACTCTGGTCTAACAGTGGAGTCTTTTACATCTACAGGCTCGACAACTTGGACCTGCCCCGCCGGAGTAACTTCTGCTGAAATTCTTGTAGTTTCTGGCGG